CTTGTTTGTCCACGGCCATTTGGGCCGTGTTTGCAGGGGAGAATCTTTCGAAAAATCCTGCTCACTTTGTTGCAACTTAACTTAATATTACCTTTTGCAAGGGGTTAGAGGTTGCTACTTATGGATAGGTAGATAGGCGTCAGTAAGGACGCTACTTTACCTTCACGCTCTTGATCGAGAGCGGAGGGTCAACCTTGGAGGACGAATCGTCAAAGGTGAGAGGTGGAGGACCCATCAACGGGCCGAGCGAAAAATCGTCACCGGCAGCAATTGAAAAGTCAACGTCGGTTGTCGCTCCGAGGGAGCCTTGACAATAGTACGTCCACGTCTCACGAGGAAGAACGTCCATGATAGGCCAGGTTTCACGCCAAGCGTACATGTCATAATAGGGGCACTCAAACTCCGGATAGGAGTCACGGAGGTAATATTGGGCACCAGAAAGGAACATGGGACGCGCAAGCGTGTCACTGGAGGACCAGGCGATGGTTATGGGGCCACCGTCGTAGTTCACGCGGGGAACAATCTTGTAACGGATCGCTCCGCGCCAACCAAGGAAGGGGAGGAGAAGGTACTGGAAAGCTGTACCGTTGCTCGGGGCCACAGGGGTTTGGTCACCAAGTTCGATCGACTCACCGATAGTGAAACGGTGGAGAAGATCGATTGGGCCTGTGAACGGCTCAGGAGAAACGATGCCCCTTTCTTCAAGTAACTGAGTTGGGACAAGACCTTGAGACGGGCGCGCGAAGATCTCACGCACAGAGCTCTGTTTGGAGACAAGAGCACCGGCGGTGAAATTCGGGGACCAGTAATCGGGAAGGTCGTCTGGCATCATAAACTTGAAGTTAGGACCAGCACCCATCCAGATGGAGAGGCCAACGGGGGTGACCGCGGCGGTATTGACCGAAACTACTTCATTAAGAACAGTGATAGTAATTCGGCCAATCGCAGCAGTGTTATCGTCGTCATCAGCATCGAGGGTGTTGCACTTCTTCATGTACGTGTCGGCGAGATACTCGACAGGGAAGCAAATCATAGTGTCTCCAGTGATGGAGAGCACCTGGGTCATTACGTCACCTGCCTGATTCTCAGGAGGGGCAGTGGTTGCCAGTACGTTAGGGAGGAAGGAAATGCGGACGCGCGCTGTCACATTCGAGGGACAAGCAAAATGGAGGAGGTACTTGATCGAACCTCTCCAATACTTGTGGAACATGGAGTAGTACGCAAGCGCACACGGGTAGTAAGTAGTACCACCTGTGCGGCGAGCATAGTTAGGGCGCACGGGAAATGAAGCAATGAGCGTGTCAGCTGCCGCAGCTTGGGTGAAGGAGGTTACCAGGATGAGCCCTGGGTTACCTAGAACTTCAGCCCAAGTAGGGCGAGACTTCGACCCACCAAAAACGGAATCATCAACTGAAACTTGGGCCTCGGGATCGAGGGAAAGTTTAGCAGACAAATCCAGCCCACTACCATTTGCCATACCACGAGTTGGAAACGCAGTATACGGGACATTGGCGGCGAGAGAGGTGGGCTTGTCGAGAAAGCTGAAGGGGAGGAGGCTGGAGAAGGGGCCAACAATCGCTGAGACTGTTTTCGTGGCTTCCTTGACCCCAGCAATTACCCCTTTCACGGTCTTCATCATCGCCTCTCCAGATTGTTTGGTCACAATCGCGGAGGAGACGGAATAGGCGGGCGCTCCATTGATGTCAGGGCCGGCGACCTGGGGGTCGACGAACGAGGCAAAGATGGAGAGGGAGAGGGAGGTGGGGGCTCCAGTGTTGGAAAACACAAGGGGGTTCAAAACATAGACGAAGATAGAACCAATCATTCCCGAGTTATCAGCAGAACGCAGATCTCGGTACTGGAATGGCGCAATCCAGGGAATGGTGATCTCAACTGTATCAGCGCGGGAGGCGCTGAGCAGGTGGACACCACTTTGAGCAAGTGTAAAGAACTTGTGTCTCCAGGCAGTGGAGGCGAGGTGGTCGTAGAACGGAATATACCCGATCATGAGTGTTCCTCCTGCAAAGGCATTGGCATTGACTCGAAAAGAGACTTTGACGCCAGCGCGTAAGTAACGAAAGCTTTTGAGCTTCTCTTGGATATTGGGAATTCCAAAGAGAACTTCAGGGAAAGCAGCGACGTACAAGAGAGTTCCTTGTGCGGCGCCGGTCCAGCCGACGTCTGCAATACGATACTGACGAGAAAGAACTTCTCGCATCCCTTGATCAGGGTAAGGGTCAGTGCGCTGCGCGGGGGCAGCTACAATAGCAGGGGGAGTCACAACAGTCACGGATGTGTCATCAGAATACGAAGTGAGCGCAGTGGAGCCAGTGATAGGAGAATCATTGACTCGAGGGGCCGCCGTAGCGGTAGAGGAGGACGTAGAGTCCTGGTTTGAAATGGAAGGAGTGGCGGCTGCTCGTTTGTAAGATCGCGCATGAGCGAATGCGTGAAATTGAGGGGGGAGTTTGGTAAGGGGGGAGAGCGCTTGTACAGTGCTCACTAACTTGTTCGAGCAGTTACGCCATGATACCGCAGGGCGTCTTGAAATCACCGAACGAGTTAGGTTAGACCACGAAGAGGATTGTTTCGTGACCTGGTATCCGAAGGCTGAGTACGATCCATAGCCAAGGTTGAAGTCCCTGTCTAAGTCGGAATAACTTAAGAGCAGGGGAGACTGGCCGCGAAGGGCAAGCAGACCATTGAAGGCACGCTTAACTGCGGTAAAAGTCTCAAAACCATAATGGTACCACTCACGAAGAGCGGAATCCATGTTGGTTTTAGTAGCCTCCATCAACGACACGGAACTGTCGCGGACGAAGGCGTGGATTTCACAGACCACTTCAAGGTCTAGAATCCAATGAACGCGGTGACCCCGAATAACGGGAGAACGCTTTAGGATGTTGTTTCCGCTCACATGGGGTGTGAACTGAAGTAACTTCTTAGCAGGGGTCACAGTTTGGCCAAGTTCACCTACACTTTTGGAAATGTGCAGGTTGTCAAAGCCAACGTCTGATGTTGTCGCGTCATAATCATCGCCATAAACGAAGAGAGTATTCTTCTCTTCGTACATGGCCCAGACTGGTTCTGAATAACCTTGTTGTCGGTGATAGGTCAGCCATGAGTACGCGTAGTTGGATGCACCAACGGTGTTATTGAACGGGGTCGTCAAAAATCCACCGGAGGTGTTTCCGAACCATCGCATGTACACGACTATTCCGAAAATGTGGAGAGTCAGAGTCTGGAGACGAATGGCGGCGAGGATAGCAAGATCGCTAAACTCAGAGCCGCCATGTTCGCGAACAAATTGCATAGTTGGGAGGATTGCATCCTCAGCAACAACCATGGCTTGTTCTGGGCCGGTGGTTCCGTCGAAGTTGGAATAATCACCTTGATTGCCATGAGGGTGGCGGTCAAGAGTAGTTTTAACGACAGAGCCATCAGAGGAGTTGAGGTCGGATCCATACAGCGTTTGGTTTGCTATACGTCCATACTTCTGGCACGCAGGGTACCAGTACAACACTTCCTTTGACCCGAGAAGAACAAGCGCTTGGTAAGCATCTGTGTTTCGCGGTACTTTGGAGGGGGGGCGAAGTTCCATTTTACCGTTATCAGTGACGATGGCGGTTGGTAGGATACCTGCGCGGAGTTCAGAGAGGATGAGTTGGTATTCTTCCTCCCATTCAGGGCGCAGTTCCCAGAGGTCGTTCACTTTGTGGAAGTAAACTTCTTTTCCGGGGAACTTGTTACCAGGGAACCACCCGGCGGACTTTTTCATATCGATTCCAGGTATGCCTAAGGCAGGGTCGCCATTGATAATCTGGGAACGAGTTGGGATGTATAGTGCATCAACAAACTTTTGGTCAAGTCTGCTGGTGATTCGTTGGCCGACATAGGTCGCGGCTTCACGATAATCACTTAACATCTGGTCAGTCCAGGGTGTTTTGGAAAGGGGCATCTTTTGGATTGCACGAATGGGATCGCGCAGGTCCACGGGAACGCGGAACGGAGGGGGGATAAGGACAGTGGATTTCTCCACCGGGTGGTAGATCTCAAGGCCTGAGAGAACGCCAAAAGCGGGGGATCGCTTGATGGTGTTTCGGAGGTTTTGAGTCGCACCCTGTTTCTTTGGGAGAGTTGAAACTGGGACTACATTTGCGGCTAACTCGCCTGAATTCGGGGTGAACGAATCGCGAGTTGAAGCAACAAGATGATTCTTTGCGGGAAGCAAAGCTCTGATTTGGACATACTCTTCAAAGGTGATGGGGACGCCGATAGCAGTAAACTGACTGTCGATGTAGGCACCTTGAATAGCGCAAATGCGTGCGTGGCCTTGGCCGACTCGCGGGTTGGTTGTGTACCATGGGGAGGAACACGAACCATCCGGCGTGCGATCGGGGCAACGCGCATAAAGACCGAGGGGAGAGTCTTCAATTGCATAAGAATCGAGAGCGAACACGTCACCAATGGGGTGGGAGTAAGCTGCTATCGAACGTGACTTTGTGACACGATAATCATCATCAACTTCATTAATGTGCGGAGGGCGGAGAGCCATTCGCACACCAGTTAAAGTATTGATGGGAGTACCGGCAGGAACAAGATATTTCGACAGGTCTTGGCGGATTAAACCAGAACGAGGAGTGACGACGCAAACGAGGTCGCGGTTTGGGATTCTGAACCACCAAACCACTGACTTCGAATCGTCGATTTCAGTGAGAACAGTGTCCCACCCTTTGAATTGGACTTCTTTGAGTGGGTAGGAAGCAGCAAAATCGCCAAAAAGCGCGATCTTGCCGAGGAGAGGATCATCGACGAAAATGTGCTTAACGCATAGATGATGGTTTCCTTCAACGCAAAACAAATTGGCCGAGCCATGTTTGATTACGTTGGTTCCAAGTGGAAGGGCAGGAACTGAAATGGGAATGGTGTTTGTGGCTAACTTTTCGAAGAGCCACTCATCATTGGACGGACGAGTGGAAGTAAGATGGACTTGTTTGGCTACATGACCAGGCATCACTTTGTTACCTTTGCGGGGGATCTGAGCATAGGTAGTTGAGTAAGCTTGGCCAGATATAACAGGTGAGAAGAACATGCTTAGGGCGGACGAGAGAAGGAAGCCGAGGGC